AGGTGCTGCCGGTGTGGGCGGGGCGGTGAGTGATGAGGTCGGGGAGGTCGGGGGAGATCGGGGCGTGGGACGCGCGGGGGCAGGTCGGGGGTTCCGCTGCTGGCACTCTCGGATCAGCGAAAAAAAAATGCAGAAAACAGTGCATTTTTCTTTAGAAAATTTTGCAAAGTAAATATTTTTGCGTATATTTGTATAGAGAAAAACACAAAACCAATACAACTATGAAAAAGGATATTATTCGCATCGGCCGTTATCGCCTTCGCTCGATCTCAGCGCACTGCTTTACGTGGTTTCAAAAAACCTATGGCAACCCGTATTTTGCCATGATTGTAACGGTCAATCAGGGTTACCCGTCCGAACAGACATTTATCGTACCAATGCAGCACGGCTGCCCGCACTATCAATACGTAACGGCGGCAGTAATACAACGCTTCGGGATCAATGATCCGGACAACATTCTGAGGCAATGCCCGACATTTTACGGCGTTCGCGTATATCTGTACGAAACACCGACCAGCTACCGCCAGATTGTCAAAATCAAATAACTATAACGCCATGACACACAATAATTTCCCGTCCGATCGCTATATTTACGACATGACGGCGTACATAGATCTGACATCCTGCCGCCGAGGGCGGTGGAATCAGGCAGTTGCATTCTACGCAAATTTCCTCTGGGAGAGTTACGTTAGAATGTGCTGGAAAGCCAAAAACACGGGGCAACCGATTCCCAAATTAACCCCCGTAACCCTCCTACAAGGCAAAAGATCGTGGGCAGAATACAGTCAAGACGGCTACGCGCTGACAGAAGGCGCGGACATAGCCAAGCAGGTTTTTACGCCTAAGAAGTTTGCCAAGTGGGAAAGCGGCCGCAAAGTGACTGATGAACCATTGGTAGATATTCAAACGCGCGCGCTCGTTGATGCTTGCAAATTGGTTATGTCCGCCAAACGTTACGCAGATATGTGCGCAAACCTTCAAAACCGACAACCCGATGAAAAATAATCTTGATAATATCAACAGGATCGAACGGGCGGCGATCCGAAATAGCCGAAACGGCGAGCCTTTCGTGCTCCGGGGGCGAAAGTACCGCCTTGTGCCCGATCCGGAGGGGGTCAGCCAGACCCAAATTTGCGCCGTTATTTGTGCCTTCGGAGCGCACAATGAATCCGCATGGGGAGCCTGCTCAGCCTGCCCCTGCATGAATAACAAACATATCGAAGAGATTAAAGATTAGAGCCATGAAAACACGCCGATATGGTTTCAAATTGAAACTTTGGGAATCAGGCCGCTACACGCTTATACACCGCGACGGCTCCACTGTTGAAGGGGAAGTAACGGTTACAAGGGGCATAAATTATCCGATCGCAATAGGTGACAATACCTACACACTGGACGGCCGAATTAGGGCCGGATATGATTCAGCAAAAGACTTGTTATTAATTCACAAATAGCCATGAAAAAATGCACTTTTATGCGGTATCTGGTTACTGCGATTGTGACCGCCGCGATATGTTGGCTTATGTTCCGGTATTCGTTCCGAGTGGAGCGGGTTTATGACGCCGGCGACGTGGTTCTGGTGGAGGTTTCGATACTCGGCCAGTGCGAAATCCACGAGGTAACGAAATAGCCCCCTTCGGGGGAGGGGTCCGCCACTGGCCGAAACCCCAGCCGCCCGCGACGGCATAAAGTGGCAAATTGTATTGGCGAAGCATTCGCATCGCGTGGAGAAGGCGCGGCAGACCGCCGGGCAACCGTCCGCGGGGATCACCTCCCCGGCCTTCGCAAGTTAAACCGCAAAACAGCACTATTATGGAAAATTTTGATCTGATGAAGTACTTAACCGGGGATTATATCCTACAAACCCGGCACGGCTGGAAAGTAGTCGATCTACAACTACGGCCAAGAGCAGAGAAATACAAACTTTTAGGCAAAGTACAGGGGCCAAGCGGCGAAGTATTCCCGGCTTCGTGGACCGTTGACGGGAAGAACATAGTAGACCAAGACGAAGGGAGATTTGATTTAATGATGATTCCCGTAAAATGAAAATCGCGCACTATACCCTATTTTCGGCCGAAGGAACGCAGATCGCGGAGTCTTTGGACCTGCAATACATCAAAGACGTTGCGAAGCGTCAGAAGCCCGGAAATTATTACGTCTACGAATGGTGGGCAGATCCCGGCGATCCGTTTTGGGAACATTGCCCGGACACCCACTACGAATTTATCATCAAACGGAGGTTGATCTCAACTACGATTCAGATTATCAACAAGGATAGCTTATTTAAAAATTCAAAATTATGATTTACAATTTGTCAACTGCGGCGTACAACGCCATTGCCGAAGCATTCAAAGACCATTTAGACGGGGATTTCTTTTCCGGGTCGGAAGTGGTCAACATCGACACCCCGAACGGGCGCGAGGACGTAACGGTCATTATCTCCGCCGATCTGTATTGGAAATCCGTACAGATTCCGGAGGGAAGTTATCCGGTCCTGAATGCGGTCCAATTCCGGAATATCGAAATATACCCGGATCACGAAAGCGCAACAATTCATGTAGAACCCCGGAAAATGGCGATAGCCTTCCTTAAAACCAACCAATAACATGGCAATCCGCAAAACAGTTTTCAAGACCCGCGCCGAGTGGCTGGCATACCGAAATCAACACTTTGTGATTGGAGGATCAAACATAGGCATAATCCTCGGCCTGAGCAATCACAAAACCCCGCTGCAATTGTGGTTGGAATGGAAAAACCGGGACGCGCAGCCGATCAAGGAATCCATGTATCGCGGGCGGTTCATGGAGGACGGAATAGCGCACTGGTTCCAACAGCAGACAGGCCTCAAGGTGGTGGGCCGATCCAAAGAGATCGCCGTATTCCACAACGACGAGTACCCCGATTACATTCAGGTGGCCCCGGACCGCGAGATTTTCAAGGAGGGGACGAACCTTGCCGGGCGTCCGTTCTTGGAGATCAAAGACACCGCGATGCATGTGGACTTCGACGTACCGGAGACCATTCCGTCCGAATGGTTTTTGCAGTGCCAGTTTGAGGCGGAAATAGGCGGACGCCCCGGAACCTATCTGGCCGTAAATGATGGCTCCAAAACGCTCAAATCGCGCTTGATCCTGCCGAAGCGGGAGTACGTCCGCAAGTGCATCGAAATGGCGTGCGCATGGTACGAACGGCATATTATCGGGGGCGAACAGCCGGAGCCTATAAATGGCGATGACGTGCAGCTGTTGCACCCCGAATCCACGGCCGGGATCATCAAGGTGGGGCATGAAGTCTCGCAAATGCACGAGCAGGCGATGATCTACAAGCGCAACGCGAATGAAGCGGCCAAGAAATACGAAGAGATCAAGGCGAAAATGTCGGCGCTGTTCGACGAACGCGATACCCTTGCCTACGAAGGCCGGGCGCTGGCCACCTACCGCACCATCCATCAGCGGCGTTTCGATCTGGCCAAATTCAGCGAGGACTACCCCGATCTGGCCAAAGAATACACCACCATTTTGGTGTATCGGAAATTCGACATAAAAAAGTGATGGAAACAAAGGAAGAGCTGGTAGCGCGGCGAACCCGGCAGATCACCGAGTTGATAACCGACTATTCGAGGGTCAAAGGGTATGACACGAGAATCGAGAATTTGTCCCCCTACCAAATGCGTGTTTGCAGGTGCATACGGTCGATGGGAAGGCGCATAAATGTGGACGAGAGAACCACGGAAGAGGGTTTTATACTTACAGGCAGCGCAATCGGTATTTTCGACGTGTACCCCACCAACATGCGGTGGCACAACCTCTCAGACAACACCCGCGGCGGCTTTACCTCCGGCGGATGGAAAGACGGAATCAAAAAACTACTTGACAAAAATTTCAGCTATGGACGCAAAACAGATGACCGAACAGGCGAAGGCCGTAACCATTCAGGCCCCGCAAAAGAGCGTAACGCAAAGTAATTTCCAACAAATCAAATCATGGCTCACGAAAGGAAGCACCCGCGACCAATTCATGGACGTTCTGGGGGAGAAATTCGCCCCGCGGTTCATGCAAACAATCCTACTGTTGATGCGCGATCCGGCCGCCGCGGCCCTCAACAAATGCGACCCGCGCACGGTGGTGAGATCGGCGATGGTATCGGCCTGCACGGGGTTGTCCATCGACCCGAACCTGAGCCAGTCGGCCCTGATCCCCTACGGCGACCGGTGTACGTTTCAGGTGATGAACCGCGGCCTTCAACAGCTGGCCTTCCGCACCGGCACGATGGCGACATTCAACACGGCAAAAGTGTACGAGGGGGATATATTATCCCACAATCCCTTTACGGGGGAATACAAGTACAACGATGCGCCGCACGAGCGGGAAATCCTGCAAGGATATATCGCCTACATTCGCCAGCTCACGGGCTTCGAGAAGTATTGTTACATGACTATCGAGGAATTGATGGCATGGGGCCAGAGGTATTCGAAATCCTTCAATAAACCCACCGGAATGTGGCGAACCAACCCGGAAGTAATGTATCATAAAACCGTATCGAAACGGGTGCTGCGCGAGGGTGCGATCATTGATCCCTATTCTACCACGGCCATGAACCAGCTGGCCACCGCCATTAAGTTCGACAACGGCACGCCTATGTCCGACCACGTGGAGTATGATACCCCGGTAGAATACCCCGACGGACAGACCGAAGATGAGGCGATGATCGCCCGTGTGGAAAATGCCGAACAATCCAAATAGGGGGGGGGGATGATAACTGACACACGAAATCTTCATACCCTGCGATGGCTGGCCGACGCGAGCGGCATTCCGCTGAGTTCTCTCTACCATTACGCCAAAACCGGCGCGCTGAAAATAGTGAAGATCGACAATGTCGCTTTGGTGGCCGAATCGAATCTTCCCGACTGGATAAAAGTTGAAATAAACAAGAAACACAATGAAAAAGTTGAAGATTCCCGAAAGTAGCTGGCTGTTGTATTTGTACCTGCCTATTTTGATCGTCCAAATGCTGTTGATGGCGATGGTAGAACCAACAATACCGGAGAATGGTAAAGCAAAATAGTACGCGCCGATCCATATTGGACAGCCCGCAGGTGAACTGCACCGCGTGCGTTCACTGGCCCGGACAGCATGTTTTTCACTGCCTCAAGGCGCAAACGCTGACGATCTGCATGGACAAATGGTGCATTTACTTCGAGCCGAAAGAAGGGATCGAGATGCCGATCGTAACCGAAAATAAACCTGATGTCAAACCAGCGGAGCCGGCGAAGGACGAAGTTCGAAACTTCGCGGCCCGCAAAAAACCGAAAAGAAAATGAGAGGGGGGGGGCGATTCACAATCCCGATATGGCAGGCTACACCGACCGAAAACTGCTGGAGGAACTCAAGGCCCGCGGCTTCGTGTGGTCGGACATGAAGCGCATTCAACCCGTTAAATACGATTCGATATGACCCAGATAGAGTACAAAATAATAGTGGGTAGCAAATACGCCCCGATGTCAGAAGAAGCAATGAACGCTTTTGGAGTTTGTGGCTGGGATTTGGTTCGGGTGCTGGTCATAGGTGAGAGAATGGAGTATATTTTCAAACGTCCCAAAATACAACGTCATCATTAAACAACAAATTAAAAAACAAAAAGTTATGAAATCTATTATCAATGTTCTGATTGTAGTGGGAGTGGCGATCGTCTTTTCCTTGGTTCTGATGATGGGGCTTCCCGCTTATAGCGTCTGGCAGCAGGAGATGGCCGGAAAGGCCGAATTTGCCAAGGCGGAGCAGAACCGCCGCATCAAGATCGAAGAGGCAAAGGCGAATCTTGAGGCGGAGAAACTGAACGCGCAGGCCGAAATCGAACGGGCGAAAGGAGCGGCCGAAGCTATCCGCATCGAAAACGGCTCCATAACTCCGACATACATTCAGTATTTGTGGGTACGACAGCAGGGAAATATCCCGGAAAAAGTGATTTACATCCCTACCGAAGCCAACCTTCCGATTCTGGAAGCCAAAAAATAGACTGTAAAGTTGGGAATTTCCGAAAAGGTTCGTATATTTGCATAGCGACTTGCCCTCGCATGTATGATATAATGGCCGCAAGGTCATTCCAAGCGAACCGACAGGAAGGGCAAGTTCTTGTTGGTTCGCTTTATTTTTCAACCTATTATGAAGCTAAAGGACATACAAAATGGATGGATGAAAATTCCTACCGAATGGTACCGGGAGACCAGCGTTAAGTCATGTCGGGAACACGCCATGATCCAATGGTTGGTTATGAACGCGAACATTACGGAATCGGAGTGGAACGGGATCACGGTTAAACGCGGGCAAGTGGTGACGAGTCTGTCTAAGTTGAGCGAAGGGGTACAACAAAGTCTCCAACAAACACGCAACACACTTGACAACATAGTCAACAACAAAGAAGTAACAAAGACGGCAACAAAGACGTATACCATAATAACTATCTGTAATTTCGATAATTACGTCGGTTTAAATTTTTACGATAACAAAGAGGAGAACAAAGAAGCAACACAGCGAGCAACACAGCGAGCAACAAAGAAGCAACACAGCGAGCAACAACAGATAAGAGATATTATAGAGAAGAAAGACATAGAGAGTACTTCTCGTACTGACGTACTCGAAGATGCCGAGATAATAGATATTTCAGAAGATGCTGGTAAAAACTCAAAGCGCGTGCGCGCGAGAGAGAAGCCGGAAACCCCGAAGGAGGTGACGTGGCGAGACAGCTTCGAGGTCTACCTGCAAGATTGCCGGGACGCATGGAAGAGATGGGTTGGCAACAGGGAGTGGATGGCAGAACGACAACGGTTCAATCCCGGCGTGAATATCAAACTGACGCTTGAAAAGGCATGCAAGGAGTTTTGGGCCACGGAGGCCGGATGGTTGCACAAGAAAAAGAGCCGATGCAAGACGATAGACTGGAAACGGATATTCGAATACGCGATTTCACAAAAAACAAACCGAGTGTATGAAAGATCAAAAGACAATTCCCGCGGTAAGGATGGACTTACCGATGACGAACGAGACCAACTCGACCGAGCTTTGCAAAACGCTGTTAACGCCAGCCGAGTGCATGAAATTGTTCCGTAAGTGCCTAACCCCGCTTGCTTGCGCCAGCTCTGGAGGACATTCGTTATCGGCCCTGCGAAAAGCGTATGGTGAAAATTCGGTCATTCTAATGCTCGCGGCATGGATTTCAAATCTTCAAAAGTTTCTCAACGTATCGGCAAAAATGGACGGCGCTCAGATACACGAGACCTGCCAGATGATATTGGATGACTTCTGGGCACTGAACAGCGCCGATGTGAATCTTGTAATGTCCCGTGCAAAGCGAGGATTCTACGGGCAGCTGTTCGGGCGCATAGACGGTCAGATCATATACCAGTGGTTCGCAGAATACTTCGAAGAGAGATGCGAAGCATGTGCAAATAGGGAGGTACACGTGGCGGGTCTTCATGGTTCTGTAATAAACCGGCTCAGCGACGAAACTAAGGCAAAAATACTTGAGCTTTGGGAAAGCCAAAGGAGAGACAAAAGCAAAGATGCCCCTGTTTGCGATTCTTAGGCGGGTAGAATCGAATGAAACCACCAAAGTGGTACATGGTATCACCTGAATATTTTTAAACGAAATTTAGAGGATAAAAATGAAAAACCAAGTAACGAGCATCGGGCAGTCGAAGCGGCTGATCGAGCTGGGAGTGCCCGCAGATAGGGCGAGCATGGTGTACCGAAAAACCAATATTGTAGGCATCGTCCGTCTGGAGGTAAAAAAGGGCAAAGGTGGTGTCGTAGCCCCCGCCTTCACGGTCGCCGACCTGCTGGAGCTTCTCCCGTCGGTGATTTTTATAGGAATTAGATTTAATCCTACCTTGGAAAAGACCGGGGAGGATGGATGGGATTTTGAGTTCGGCCAAATTTTACAGGACAAGGAATATGGTTTCGCCCACAATAAAAGCCTTATCGACCTTCTCGTCGGCCGTATTGAGTGGGTGGTGTCTAACGGATATGGTTTGAACCTATGAAACTACCTATCGAAGTTCACAACAAATTGATCCCGTTCAAGGGATTCAGCTGGGTAACATGGCTGGTGTTCGCGTTCACCCGTAAGCCGATGGCGTGGAGCATGGACGAGACAACACGCCGACACGAAGGAATCCACTGCGCCCAGCAGATCGAACTGGCTGGGCTGTTCGCGGCAATCCTCCTGCCCGTCGCCATAAGCTACTCGTTCGCGTGGTGGGGCTGGGTCCTGACGGTGTTAGGCATTCTCTTCGCCGGCTGGATTTGCTACGGCATTTCGTGGCTGATCGAAGTGATTATCCCGCCTTATCCGGGCGCTTACTACTACACCTGCTTCGAGACCGAGGCATACAACAACGAGGATGATCCGGACTACCTGAAGCGGCGCATCCCGTTCTGGGGCTGGATTTCCTGCATACCGAATCGGAAAGTAAAACACAAAATATAACCCACCATGAAAATACTTTATCTCTGGGTCGAGGGAAAAGGATGGACTCCTTTCCAATACAACAAACTTTCTGAATTAACGAAGGAATTTGTCTCTCGAAATATTGAGCTGGGCGACGGGTGCAAGCTGGGCGACGGGTGCGAGCTGGGCGACGGGTGCAAGCTGGGCTACGGGTGCGAGCTGGGCTACGGGTGCGAGCTGGGCGACGGGTGCAAGCTGGGCGACGGGTGCGAGCTGGGCGATGGTAAAATAGTACCCAAATCATTATTTATCAACGCTTCTCGCCATACGGTATCATATTGGGGTGAGGATGTTATTCAAATAGGATGCAAACGCTACAGCATTTCTGAGTGGCAGAAGCATTTCCAAAAAATCGGCGAGGCCGAAGGCTATAGTCCCGAACAGATGGAGGAATACAAAGGGTATATAGACCTGATCGCCACCATGCACAAGACGTGGGCGTTACACTAAATACAATATTGAGCCATGAAAAGCGAAAAAGTAAAAGAATTTATCGACGGGTGCATCAATAATCTCACGGCAGAGTTGGCGGACCACGCGAAATGGCAGATTTGGACTGCAATGACCCACACGGCCGACCTTGCCGAGCAGGAGGCCGAGGAACGAATGCGCCAAAAGGCGGTGAAGGCATATTGTCACGACTGTTGTTGCACGGTAGTAGGTGAATGCGGAATAGGATCGGAAAATTGTATAGCATTACGGGATTTCATCCAAAAACTGAACGAGGCATGAAAACGATTGAGGAAAGGGCGATAGAGTGGGTGGATTCACAGGGAGCTGGGAGCGTGCACCCGTACAACAGGCAGGCGATGGTGGACGCTTATATTGCCGCTTATGAGGAACTGACCCGGTGGAACGATCCGAAAGAAAGCGTTCCGGATCATGAATGGGCTGTGCTCGTAAGGATCACTACAAGGATTTACGACATTGGCTCTTACAGCAACAAAATGGGACGCTGGCTTATTGGAACCAATTCCTTTGGTCGGGACGAAGTTCTCGGCTGGCGGGAGATTCACGAATAAGACAAGACTATGACGAAAGCATCATTTAACACGATAAGCGGGTTGCTGGCCGCGATAATTGGAGGCATCTTACTGCAAGCAGATTGCGGGGATGATAATTGGTGGTCGCGTGTGCTCTATATTGGTCTGATTGTGGGCGGAATTTGGTTATTCAACGAGGGGTACGATAGTTTACCAAAAAGATAAAATAATGACACCGAAGGAACTTTACGAATGGGCGGTAGGGATGGGCGCCGAAAATTGCGACATCATGGTAAACGGAATGGCAATCGACTATTACCCTCCTACAATAGACCATACAATACAAACCATTGAGATAAAACAACCAATGATAAGATGAAAACCAAACTACTGCGCCGACTTCGGAGGGAGGGGCGTTGTCAGATAAATATCTATTCAGTTCGTAAGGATATGGATGGGACGGTTGTTGGCGTGCGCTATGGGTGTAGTTCGGATGAATATGCGAATCTATGGCATTTTGCAATGTCCCCCGATGATCTTAAAGAAGAGGCTGCGAGGATATACATGAATCGCCGCGTTGCGGAGATAAAACGGAAGAGAAAATGAATACTAAAATTATAGCGTGGGTGTTGCTTTCAATCCTCGGAATCGCCACTGTTTGGCTTGGGTATCGCGCCGTGGAGATGCACGAACGGGTCAGAAAATCAATCGAAGAACTCAAAAAAGAAATAGAATCCCATGAAAACAGGAATCGAACTGATTGCGGAGGAGCGCGCTAAAATATTTGCCTCACGCGGCAAGTTGGAGGGGGCATGCAACATGGTTGCGCGCGCAGAAATGCTGGTTGAATTTTCCGGACGCCCTTCCAAAAATGTAGAGGCGGTCAACCTCCTTGCCGAGGCCGGTGCTCTTATCGCCGCCGAGATAGACAGACTGAACGGATTAAAACCGCAGAGCCATGCAGAAGATAATGTTTAACGACCGCTACGGCTTGACGCAGGCGGTCATCGAAGGCCGAAATACCATGACGAGGCGGCTGGTTCCGTGGAGCCTCACAGAGCAATGGATAGAGTTTGTTTCTGATGCTCCGAGCGTGGGCGGTGTATATGTCCATGAAAGCGAAAAAGATTTTTATGAGAGGGAAACGCCCCGATACAAGGTCGGCGAGATCGTGGCCGTGGCGCAAAACTATTTTTCAACTTATGATGAGAGTAAGTGGGAAAACGGAATTTGGTATAATGAGTTTGCAGACGGGAGCGATATAACAAATCACGCAGGGTGGCTTAACAAAATGTTAGTCAAAGCCGAGTATATGCCCCACCAAATCCGCATCACGGGAATCCACTGCGAGCGGTTGCAGGATATTTCGGATGCCGAGTGTTTGAAAGAGGGTGTGCGTGTGGAATTTGCGAGGAATGGAAGTCCGATGTATTATTATTTCGACACTAAGCGATGGCGGGAGGTATGGTTTGATACTCCCCGCGAAGCCTTCGCCGCACTAATCGACAAGGTTTCCGGCCGGGGTACGTGGAAATCGAATCCGTGGGTCGTGGTTTACGAATTTGAGTTGGTGAAATAGTATGAAGAATTTCGATTTAGCAGCCGCCATGCATGGTGCGCCGGTGTGTACGAGAGGTGGAAAAACCGCAAGAGTTATATGTTATGATCGTAGGGGATCAGTGGGAGAAAGAGTCATGGCCCTACTGAATGAAGGTAGCTATGAATCCGTGGAGTTTTATACCGACAACGGGGAATTAATACCTGATAAAATAACCCAAAAGGACCTTATGATGCGCGATGATGACTACGAATATAAGTTGGCGCGTGGGGAGTACGGACCAACTGTCAAAGAAAACTTGACAGTTTATACCCCAACTTGTAAGGAATCCTTACCAGTTGACCGGGAGTACTGGCGGCGGGTGTACGCCGGGCAGGCAATGATGGGTATATTTGCCGGAAGGAACTGGCGCAAAGATGGGGCGCCGGATTGCATAGAACATGCCCGGAACGCTGTTGAACTCGCTGACGCCCTGATTGCAGAACTGGATAAAACGAACAACAATGAAAAATGATCGAGAAGTGCGCCCTACGTGGGTGCTGTGGTGGCTGCTTGCCATCGTGATTTCAGTGGTGTGCATCGCTTTTACCGGGGTAAAGCGGGCATACGGACAGGATGTCCGGGCGATAAAGGACTCGAAAGGGCGCGTGACTCACACCGTCCGCACCCGTAACGACGGCTCCCGCGAGATTCGGGATGCCTCCGGACGGCTCGAAGGGATCGTCCGCACCGACAACGCCGGTCGGGACCGGGTGTATAGTACGCACGGGACCGTGGAGTACACGGCGGACGCCGACACGACCCGCCGGGAACAATTCCAAACATTTTGATTATATTTGCATATGGCCGACGAAGTTATTATCGCGGAGATGCGCTTGGACATGATCCCCGACGAGGCGATCAAAGAGTTTCGATGCCGGGGCGGCATCGGCAGCTCCATAAACGTCAAAATTCAAAAGATGAAGCGCCCGGACCAATGGGGTAACGAGTATTTCATCGCCATCGACTGGGGCCGGGGAGTCAGCCGGGAGGCGGCGTATATCGGCAAGGGACGCCGGGCGCCGTGGCTCAAAGACCAGCCGGGAGCCGCACAGGGCGCCCCGCCGCAGCAGAAAAACCCGTGGGCGCGTCATGACGATACGTGTCCGCCCGAAACAGACGAGGAACCGTTCTAACCGTATAAAAAACACAGACTATGGAATTTGAGATTCTGGACCGACTGCTGGCGACTATCGCCGTGACCACGCAGAACGTCCGCGGCCGTCACTGGACGTTGTACGGCCCGCACTACAAGAGCTGGCACCCTTTTTTCGACGAAGTGTATAAAAAGCTCAACGAAGCGGCCGACAATGTCGCCGAGTTGATCGTTCAGCTGGGCGGAGTTCCGGTGCACAGCATGTCGGGATTCATCGAAACCTCCGTGGTGGCCGACATGGTAACGCTGGGCGACTGGCGGCGTTATGTACGCGAGACCCGCGACGAGCTGGCCGAGATCATCGAGATCATCAACAAGAACGACAAGGAGGGGGTTTGGGATGGCGCCGCATCGAACGACCTGACCCAGATTGCCAGCACCCTGCGGCATTACTACATGTTTGCCGCCCAAACCTTGAAGGAGTAGATGGACGCATACCTGCAAATACTGCGTCAGACGACCGGGTTGGAGTGGATTTCGGAGTATCGGTTCCACCCGCCCCGCCGCTGGCGGTTCGACTACGCATGTCTGGAGTTGAAGATAGCAGTAGAATTAAATGGGGGTAACTTCGTAGGGGGGCGCCACTCGAACCCTGTAGCGTTGGGGAAGGAGTACGAAAAGATGTCGCAGGCCGCGGCCGACGGATGGGCTGTTCTGATATGCACCCCCATGTCAAGGGGACTTGAGGTCATGCGATTCGGCGGCGACGCATTCACGAGAATACTGGCAGAAGCCATAACAAATCGAAAACAACTATACCATGGGAAATGAATTGGAATTTGCAGTGGCCATCTTGGCCATCATGTTGACGCTGGAGACATTTGCGCTGCTCTGCGTATTGGTAGGAAGAATACGCCTGCCCGTGGACCTCGATAAAGAGGTTCAGAAAGCCGTGGAGAAGGCATTAATGGAGGTCGTAAAAGATTCGACCGCCGAGAATTTTCCAGCCAAAAAGCTATGAATGCTCTTAAAATTGCCGTGTCTCTTCTGATCGGGCTGGCAGTAGGTGTAGTGGGGGGTCGATGGTTATGGCCGGCGGACCCTATCATCGACCGGCAGGTGGTGACAGTGTACTACGAAAAGCCTCAATCCGGGCCGAGCACCTACCACTCGGTAACGGTGCGGGTCCCCAATCTGGTGTTTGCTCCGGTAGACACGGTGACAGTGACGGAAACCAAGATCGTAAAGGTGGGTCCGGATAGCACTGAATTACATGTAGCTGTAGAGACGCGACCGTACTCAGGCCCGGATTGGTCGGCGCAGGTGAGCGGCCCGGCCATCGGAGACCTCCACCCGCAGTTGGATTGGATGAAGGTAAATCAACAGACGCAGGTCGTGCAAGGCCCGATTCGAAAAACCCGGTGGGGGATAGGAGTGCAGGCAGGGTACGGCGCGGTACTCAAGCAGGATGTGAGGCTGTACCCCTATATTGGAGTAGGCGTATCTTACAATATAATCAGGTGGTAATGAAACAGCAGGAGGAAGAATACAACTATGGCTGGAAAGTCATAGAAGTGGAGTTTCACCGTAGAGCCGACGAGCTGTTTGATTTTCAGTTCAGGCAAGATTGGAATTTGGAACCGACGTGGCGGATGAATACAAATATACCTCCACCAATAAGAACTATAAAAAAAAGAAACGATGAAAAAGTGGACTTTGATTGCCCTGATCGGGGCCGCGATAGTGCTGATCGCATTGTCGCTTATCAGTAAGACGATGGGTTACGTTATCGTAGCCGCAATGGCCGCAGTATTTGTGGCGTATGGTCTCTTGTGGGCCTATACCAAGTACTGGCCAAGATCGTCGAAATAACAAAGAGAAAGAGGGTCAAATGACCCTCTTTCTTTTAGGACGAAACTCCTACTTTTCCATAGGAGCTGAGGACGTATGATCCATCTACGTATATTCCTTCGATCATATACACCTCACCTGCGGGAATGGGCAGGATCAGCCCAGATGATCCGTTGGGCTGTTTTATGGTTGCTTGTATACTGGATGTATGAGCATTTGAAATGCGCATTTTAACCATAGTCCCAACCGCAATTCCAGTCGAATCGGTCAGATTAATGGTGAGGGCGGTGGCCGAGGCTCGCCGGCATACCAAATAATCCCACGGGTACACCGTAATAGCCGCTACATCGGTAGTGACGGTAGTGGCGTTGAATACTCCGGGAAATGATCCAGTGGGAAGTTTTTCGGGAGTCACGGAGCCGGGCGCCAAAATGGAGCTGGTCACGGAGCCGGGCGCCATCTTGGGGGTAGTGATGGCGGAATCGCCTCCTGCCTGCGTCTGCACGATGTTTGCAGGCAGGTTGTTGTCGATGTAGTCCCAGCGCCACAAGGTGCTGATGGATTTTACGTAGGCGATCCATGCCGTGGTTTCCATCGCTCCCGTAACCGCGCCGTCCACGATCTCCCACAGACCAGTTTCGGCTTCGTAGTCGGTCGATGTTCCCGTTTGCTTGGCCGTAGTGACCATGAGGGAATAGACGATGTTCTGGTAGTACGATTGCCCCGTGGACGAGGTTCGGGGTTCTGCCGTGTCGTTCTGGGCTTTGGCATACAGATAGCTGCCCTTCGGGATAGAAAGGGTATCACCGTTCGGAGTCGGGAAAAACTTGCCGTACATCAGCACGCCGCCGCCCTTGTTGATTCGCAGGGAGGTGTTTTGAGGGCCTATCACTCCCTTCAAAATGCAGTAGGGGATCGGGCACGGCCACGCGCCCATCATGCCGAACACCGTATCAGCCATCGCGGCAAGGTCCGAGACGAACACCCGGTTGCCGTTCGAAGTGGCTATGAATTTCTTGATTGTTGCCATGTTGGTTAACCGTTAAATTCGGTGATTTTTTTCTTGTCGTCTACGCGGTAGAGATCGACATGCACCCAAGAGGTGTCTTTCTCCAGCCGGATAGGATAGGGAAGTTTGGATGCGTTTTTTTTGAGGATTTCCCGCACGTTGTGAGAGGGGATGGTAGTGGAGAAGTCGAACCCCTGCGCGAGCATATGAGCCGAGACATACAGCAAGCCGGAGCGGGTTTTCGACGCCACCAGATCGCAGATGTTGCATCGCAGGCCCCGCTGGCTGTACTGACCGCCGCCCACCCAGTTGTTGATGGTCATGGGAAGGCCGAGGATGTTGCGGATGGCCACGAGCGTTTCGAGAAATTCATTGGAGAAATACCGCCATGCCTTCTCGCCGTCGCGCTGGTAGACATGAGGACATACCAGCTCTGTTATCTTGAAGTTTTTCTGAACTTCGGCAAGCAATTCTGATCTTTTCATATCGTTACTTTTTGATTAAGTCCTCCATGTCTTTGGCCACGTCCTCGTCCCAGCGCTTCGCCTTGTTGATGGTGAACTGCCGCAGCCACAAGAACAGTTTCGAACCAGAGAGATAGGCCGCGTTTTCGCAAAAGGACCACAGCTCCGTAAAACATACCATCGCGCAGAGAATATTGGGAAGCCGGTCGGCGCCGAAGTCCCCGCCCAGCACGTCATTCCCGATGACATACAATCCGGCGACCGCCATTGTGCAGAAGCCAAATTTGTAGATCGTGCGCCACGCCGCGTCGGAGTAGAAGCACCATCGCTTCCCGGCGGCGGTCACCCGTTTGTAGGATGCCAGACAGCCGATGACGAAGTCCGTCATGATGAAACATACCATCACAAGGACCAGCGGCCCGATGGGAGCGAAGTAGCCGACGAATCCCAACCACCAGTTGTTACCGATGGTTTTCACGTAAGGCAGAATCGTGTCTTTGAGGATAGAGGCGAGAGACATGGGAGTTTAATTTACAACTATTGAATATTGGATTCCATAGGCCACAAGAGCGTTCAGGTCTGCGATAAAGTCCGGATAGACGTCCGCGTTTTTAAGCCCGGCGGGGATGGTCACGACCGGGGCATTCGCCGTGCTACCGTATTGGTAGAACTCCACGCCCTTCGACATGTCGGCCGAATAGGGGAACATCAGGGTGCCCAGCGACATATCGGAGCTGTACGGGAACATGAAGGTGTCGAAAACCGGCGCCGTGGTGACAGTTATCTCCCCGAAGTCCCCGTAGTAGGCATTCAGGTAGGCTTGGATGGAAATACAGCTGCCGTCGTTGGCCGCCAGTGCATAGTATTTCTTGCACCACGCCTCGTATGATTCGATCTTCGGGAAGAGCGGCGCCAGACAGCAAAACAGGAACTTGTAGAACACGTTCAGCGTCGGACTGGAGTCGTGGTTGAGCGCATACTGCGGACGCAGGATGTTGAACAAAAGCCACGGTATGGATAGATGTCGAAGCATTACCGGATAGGATTAAATACTACGATGTCAGTCAGGTTTTGCAGTGCCGCGCTGAAATTGAAGTAGCCGGATGCCGGCGTCAGAATGCCGTTGGTAGGCTCGGCGCCGTCGCAGGTGATGCCCACGAAGTAGGCGTCGCGCACGCCCGGAACGCCGGCGAGGGCGGTTTCGATGTCGTTCACGAACACCGGGGAGTCGCCGAGCAGGGTTCCTTGCGTGGTGATAAGGATTTCCTTCACGCTGTTCTTGATCTGGGACAGCGAGTAGGTGTCCAGATAGCGGATGAAGAGCTGGGTGGTGGTTATGATGCTGGGCGTCGGCGACGAGATCATCATGCTGATGCCGAATGCAGATTTGGCCGTCATATAGTTTGAGAACTCCGCCAGCTGCTCAGCCGTGAGGGCTACGTTGTTGCCGTTCGCATCCTGCGTGCATACATGCATGTTGATGACGTTTTTCTGCGCATCCACACGAATGGCCACCTGCTTGATGATCTGCTTGGCCGGATCGACCGTTTCGTAGCCGTAGGCGTACTTGGACGGATCGACAACCACCAAGTTGTCGCCGGTTTGGAACGCCAGCGCCGTGTCGATGTAGTACTGCTTCCCCATGACTCGCAACGTTCGGGCGGCCGTCTCGATCACAACCTCCGAATTGGACTGATTCAGGAGAACAGTATTGATGGTCTCGGCGAATACCGCGGCCAGCCGGCGCCAGATGGCTGAATTGCTGGTGCTCGTGAGCGACGAGATGGTTTTGCCGATGTTGGCTACTATTTGTTCATAAGTGGTCATAAAGATTTCATTAAATTAAGGTACGTACGTGAAATCCAGAATCGGCATGATGGAGCCGCGCATGGTGTTGAACTCGATCGCCGGCGCCGTCATGACGTAGTTTTCGATTGCTACGGACAGCGTGAGGGTGCATCCATCCTCGGCGAGCGCCGATAGATGTATGCCATGCTCGGTCTCCAGCTTTTGTTGCATGTCAATCCACAGATCACTTCCTGAGGACAGGTAATACTGCCAACCCAGCTCAGTGATTTGGAGGGTTATTTCAGCCGCATCCGCAACGTCCTCGGAGCCTAAGACTTCAAAGTCCCCCAGCGACGGGATATGGACATTGTAGGTGGGCTGGAAATAGGAGTTGATAATGCCCGGCGTAAGATCGTTATTCGGCGCGAATACGGGGTAGATCGACGGCAGGTTGTCGCCGTAGCCGGCATTGTAGTAGGTTTCGTAGATGGCCCCTTCCGTCGGCGCCGCAACGTTATCTGCCAGCGCCAGCGAACCGCCGATTATAGCATCGTCCTCGGAATAGAACACCACGTACAGTCCGGCCACGCTGGTGATGGCGGTCGGAAGCGGCAGGTCTATGACGAGCCGATTCGACGTGTCTTTTTCCACGACGTTGTAACCGAGAATTTCGCCGTTAAGGTACACTACACCAACCATCGTAGTGGGATCGGCCACTATCTGCGCCATCATCGGCCAACAGCGAAGCTTCACGTTGTTTTCCGTTTTCGGAGGTCCTCCCCACGACTCAGGAATGGACTGGTAGTCGGAGAAGTTCGGAGAGTCGCTGAAGCAATGTTCATGCGATATTGGCGCACTGAATCCGAGTTCCGGCGTCCGCTCCCATAAATGCACCTTCTGCCCGTTTACGACCGTATAAGGCGACTCGTTGGTCGCCGCAGGCATACCATAGAAGGCGTATTGGAAGTGTACCAAATGTTTGAGCGGGTCGAATATCGAGGGCGGCGGGTTGAGGGACTCGCATCTGGAAAACAAATAGACGACATTGTTATCTTGCGTGTATTCGCCTCCGGAAAAGAGATCGGTAACGTCGGACAACAGTCTATTGTTGTAGAATGTGTATGCAACTTGTTTTATTTTGAGGCTGTTGGCAAACATACCCACGGCCGACGTGACTTTCCAGTTTTCGTATAAGATTTGGGATGCTTCTTCCAGCGCAGGACAATCGGCGAAATAGTAGTCCATCTTCGTTTCATTGACTCGGCAATACGAAAGCATGGCATTGCATTTCCACAGCTTCGGGCACCCCCGGAACATCTGCTCAGGAAGGGAGACGAGTCGGAAACACTGAAAAAACATCGAATCGACGTTGTATACGTTCGGCTTGCCTGCAAAGGAGCCGACGACCTCGGTCAGGAATTCGCATCTATAGAAGGCTCTATACCAATTCCCGCTGGGGCATGCCGCGTCGGCATTGGTAATGTCCACTTTAATAAGGGACTTCTTAAATGCTTCTTGATCGAAAGATTGAGTACCCAAAAAGAATGCCCCAGTGCGTCCAAGAAACGTTACCACAATCTCCCCGGTGGTTCCGGCGGCGTAGTTGTGACCAAACGGCGCGTTGTTTTTGATATACTCCACAGGCGTGCCGTCGCCCCAGTTCACATAGCCTTCGTTGTTGTTATTCGCATTCAGGGAAAGGTATTTGCCCGCGATCTTTGACCCGTCAAAGGTGTAGATGATGGAGCCGACATCGCCCAGCATAAATTCCAGCTGTTCCATCTGCATGCTCAGGTTGTCGAAAGGCAGGGATGCACTGTTGAACGGCCGCGCGTCGGCCACCGATACGGCTTCGCTGTTGTATACCACGTCCGGCACCTCGATGATGCGACCTGCCTCCAGCTGCGGGGTATAGGTGTCGAAGCCGTTGGCGTTCATTATGTCGTTGATGGCACGCAGTGATCCGGTCGTGTTGTAGCACACGTCCATCAGCGTATCACCGGATTTTACTTTGTAAGTTGCCATACTCTAATCAGCTTGCATTACGATGGATGTTGCGAAGTATACGTCGTCGCTCCCGGCTTGGATATTCCAAAACGGCGAGTAGGTGAGATGATACCCGGTTTTGGTGGCCTGAACGTTGATGGTCACCTGCTTGAGCGACGCATTATCGCCGTTCCAGATGTATATATCATGATGGCCTGCCGCGGAATCATCCGGAATTTCCCCCACAGAGGTGGGTGACAACCAATCCGACTGCGTGCCGTCGGGCAACGTGTAGTTGATCTTGATGTCAACATCCGACAAATACCCGAAATTGCCACCGCCTACTTGCACGGCTATGCGCACCTCGATGTTGCGTTGTGTTTTATCCGGCGGCGGGGGCGTGGGAATGATAAGATAGGGATCGGGTTCGGCGACGGGGTATTGGGCGTCTACCGAGACGCTGTATTCGCCGAAGTTCTCGCCCTCGGTGATGCGGATGTCGCAGTAGTCGGCGCCGTCCTTTATAACCTGCCGCTTGGCAGTGGCGGCCAGCATGGAGACGTAATCGGGGCGTGCGTTCAGGGCGAAGGTTTCGAATCCCACGCCGAACTGAGGTTGCAGGATGTTGACGGGATTTTTCAGCAACATGAGCGTGGCGTTCTGAATCGACGGATCGACCACAACGGCAAAATCGCCGTTGGAGGTGCCGATGTCGTTGTTTTTCAGATCGAAAATAATGTCGCTCATTACTGTTGCACTTTGTCGTTCGTATAATCCTCCGCCTTGAAAGGCGATACGCTTCCTGCAGGGGGAGCCGTAGTATCTGCTCCGGCCGCCGCAGACCATGTATAGGCGTGTGTATGGCTGTTGAACGCCGACACGAAAATATTCATGGCATTGGTTATGGCGTCCGGGATCACCATGCCGCCGATTGCGCCGCCGTTCATGGTGACTGTATCGCCGGAAAGGGTGAGGGAGCCACCCCCGTCTTTCGACAAATATATGGATTCTTTGTCGATTTTGCAAAAATATCCGCCTACCGACGCTTCGATCTTGTCTACGCGCGTGAAGCTTACCACGAAAGCGTTCTCTGGCTGTTGGTAGGGCACGCCGAGGATCACCGCGGAGTTTACGGCGGGATAAAAAATAACGCTCGCATCCCCGCCGATGACATTGGATAGGCTTATGTCCGGGATTACCAGTCCAGCATCACCAATGCGAACGTTAATTGTTTTGGTCTCTTCATCCACTGAATCGACGTTGCCGTAGAGGATGGACGGCTGGTTCACGCCGTCCAGCAGACGGCGCAGGTCCTTGCCGAAGTCCTCCATACTGCGTATGAATTGTCCTTGATTCATCAGTTCGCCAGATAAAGAAATGTCTTATTTGTAACCGTCAGTATCTGCCGGTAGCCTTTGCCTTTTCCGCACGTCACCTTGCGGCCGATGACGTAATAGCCGCCGCTCAGGGACTTGAAGATGGTGTCATTGAAATTTACGTAGTCGTAGAGCCGCACAAGGGGGTACAGCAACGTGGTGATGGTGCCCTTGTTGCGCTGAGCGCGAAGGCCGGCCAGCACCGACAGCGCCGTGGTGTTCATCTGCTGAGCATTGCGGCCCGGCGTGAAGGGAAGGTCGTACACAAGGCCGTTTTCCGCCCCTTTCTCGATGGTTTTCATGGTTCCGTCCTCCAGATACCGGACGATGACGCGGAAATTCTGGAACATCATGTCCGAGGGCACGATGTCGCGGGCTATCACGTTTACCGACGTGTCCAGCTCCACGGTGGGGGATTCGGATTCCGAGATTCCGAGTCCGCAGTATACCCGCGCCTTGTCGCTCTCGATGCGGACATTGCCGTAGAGTTTATACATGCCGACGATCACCCGCTCCAGTACATCGTATGGCGACACTCCAGTGGCGGGTTTGAGCACAAAATCGCTCTGCATGGATTTGGGGTCCGGCAACAGAGAGGGATAGGCGTATGTCAGCTTGTTGTCCTTGCGGTACTTCGCAAACGCCGCGTTGGCCGTGTCGCACATCTGTTGCAGAAGCGAGGATAGGGGAGTGGTTTTGGGCCACGACTGCGTAACCGTGCCGAATCGAAGCATAAATGCCGCATCCTCGCACTTTATTACCGTCGGGAACCCTCCGATAACATCCCGGATGAATCCGTCAAATTCAAGGCGCTTTTCGAACTTCTGGCCGATGACGGCATTGTCGTGATACCATGCGTACACCTGAATGCGGGCGCCGGTCTTGATATTCCAGTCGTCCGGGTTGATGCGAACGTAGGTGGTCGTGTTTTTTCCCACCCGCTGAACGGCGATGGTGCTTCCGCGCCCCACCTCCTTCGCGGCCTTCGCGGCTATGGTGTAGAAAGGCATCTCGATGGATGCGGTTCCAACGATGTTCTCGCGCGTTTCGTCGGATTCGAAGGATTGGAACTGGCCGATGCTCTTCCCCTCAACGAAAACCTCGTTTCCGCAGATCAGATAGTTTCCCGTTATGTTTCGGACGGCCATGTTATTTCACGGTTGTGGGCACGGACTGCGAATCCTGCGTGTTGGCGGAATTGGTGTAGAGAAGCGGATCGGCGATGTTCACCTCCTGCAATACCAAGTTGATGGAACCGAAGGTGTCGCCCTGCATAGGCGAGAAGCGGTAGGACTTGATGAACGCCCAACCGATTCCTATTTCATTATTCAGCACCGTGTTCTCGATGGCAAAAACCTCGTCGTTCTCGTAAAGTTCATCCAGAAACCGCGTCAGCTTGTATACCGGCGTGGGGTCCCCGCCGCGCGCATTGCGGCGCCGGATGGTGGTGGCCGACATATCCTCTACCTCCTGCGCTTCCCGGCGCTGGATGTTGAACGACACCGACACCACCTTCGGGCCTTTGGCCACCCGCTGAACGATATTGATGCCGTCCACCAGCTGGGATTCGTCGGTTATTTTCTGAGCCGACACCGAGAAGTTGAGCGAAAGCGGCGCATAGTAATCCCCACACACGAATATCGCGTCGGCGATGGGATCATCCGTCAGGCCGGAAAGGGCGTCGCTGATTCGCTGGGCATCATCTTCATGCGTGGACGTGGAATACTCTTGGGTGGAAAGCGGCGCCGGAGACATTTCCGGGGTGTTGTCGCCGGTGCGTATCTTGCCGCCGGGGCTTTCGATCAGCACGCGGACAATACCTGCCTCCGACAGCACGATCTTTCGGGCGTTCAACACCGCATCTGCGGCGTCGAGCACCTGATCCTTCGCCCGCTGGTATATCTGCTCCGGGGAGCTGGCGGCCTGCTGGAGATGGGTAGCGGCTTGAGTGAAGGTATCCTGCGTATTTTGATGGTCTCTGGTATTCATTACATTGCACCGGTTGCGTTGTTGAGTGCGACTTGCAAGCCGCGCATGATGTTGTCGTATAAGGCTCCTTGAAGCTGAGCGCCCAAGTCGGCGCCGTCGTTCACGTTGTCGATGCTGATAGGCATGCTGACGATCTCCCGATTGAAGTTGATAATCAGGGATCGGGCACCTTTGGTGATGTCGGAAAGCCCGTCTGAGGCCGAGAAGTTGGCGCCATTACCATCCAATCCGGCGGCGGGATTGAGTTGATTGAAGAGTTTACCGTAGTCTATGTCCCAATAGGTGCTGCCGTCCACCGTCTGCACGGGTTTGAGAACCATTCCGGGATTCTGTAGGAAATTTTTGGAGTTGGCTCGAAATTCTCGGATGGCAGCCGCTCTTTGGGATGCAGTCGGAGTGAATCCGGCTTTTGGGTAAGGAACGCCCCCTATCATCTCTGCGGAACCAGCGCGCTGAGCCGCCAGTGAAGAGATAATGTAGGAGCTGTCTCGTGTTACCAAATCCCGGAACGCCGAGCGCTGGCGGGCCGCATACAGACTGTCAGAATTTATCACGGGGTACTTGTTGCCCTGAGCATCATAGTAAAACCGATCCCCGAATGAAAATGCCTTTCTGACAGCGCCTCCAGCTGCCGGAACCCACTTTTCGTCTACATTAAACTTGTCGGCATGCCCAAAGGGGACCGATCGGCCAACCCAACCCAAGAAAGACATGATGCCGCCGAATATTTTGGTGAGACCCGAAATAGCGCTTTCTACATCGGCCATCATTGTTCCTATCTTCTCTGGGGAGATAAAATCCGCCAACTTGGGAATGTATTGGTTGGCAACTATGGCCAGCTTGTCGTAGAAAATTCCCAACGACTGGGATATTTTGGGCCAAAACTCCGCATTATCCTGCACTATCTTGATGAATGCGTTCTCCTTATACAGTTGAGCCATACCTCGCGCCTTCATGAACTGATTCGATTCGATCATGCGGTCGAACTCGTTCAGGACGTTCAGCAACTCGGATTTGTCTTTCAGGTAGGAGAAAACATCCCCTGATACGTTCTTTCGCGCCATCGACTGCTGGGCGATCTTGCCGATGATAGGCGCGGCCTGAATAAGCTCCCGAAGGTCTCGCGCAGAGGGCGTAGGCTGACCCAACAACTGCTGGAGGTTGATGTTGACGCGCTCGAAGGGAACGCCGCCCACATGGGCTATTTTGCCTGCCTGCATGGCTATGCGGGTGGCCTCTTCCCGACTTAACGTTCGATTTCCTACGTTCAAGCCGGTAAACATGTTCATGGAGTTGAGCAGGCCCGTGCGGCTAAATCCATATTCTGCCGCTAAGCGACCCGCTTCCTGAAAGGATTTTTCATAGGCCGCCCCCAACCCTTTACGGGCCATTTCGAACTGCATGGTGCTCGACCCGGCCTCGACCAGATTCTGGTTGTTGAGCAGCCGGTTCCCGAAGGCGAGCGCAGAACCGCGCAGCAGGACGTTGAGGCCCTTCGCGGCCACTACGGCGCCGCCCACCAAAGTCAGAGCAGGAGCTACGGCGCCCAAAGGCTTGATGACGCCCGCGGCGATGCGGCCTATCGAACCGAGCACTGCTCCGAAGTTGGACAGGTTGCGCATGGCTCCCGACAGACTCGTCAGGTTGCCCAAGAATGCGCGCTTGAACACGTCCGCCTTGTGGTACAGCCGGTTTACGTTGCTCAGGAACCCTTCGCCCGACAATCCCGGCTTTCGGTCGAAAAGCCTCGCAAGCGCACGGTAGTAAGGCTGTCGGTTAGGTGGGATGTTGGAGTTGCTCCCGCTCCCGGAACCGCGCCCGTCACGGCCTCCACGGCCGCGGCCGGGTCCTCTTTCGAGGTCCCGGATGCGCCGCTCGGCTTTCGAGAGCTGAGAATCGTCTACGTTGATGTTGAGCTTTATTTGATAGGTCTGCCCGTCCATATCATTTCTTGGCTTTGAATGGCGCGTAGATGATGTTGTCGATCACCCACATGGCCATGTCGGAATATTTGTCGATGTCGGCGGCCGACAACCGGGTTTCGAGAGTGGTTATCGGTTCGTGAAACACATACGAAATAAAGGCTTTTTTCAGCAGGAAGGGGTCGTTCCTGCCGTACTCCTTTATTCGTTCGTGGAGGCTGGGTTCTCGGCGGTTCCGAGAAGCCCCATCACCACACCCCAGCGCGATAAAAAACGCTCGATGTCCTTTTGAACCGGATCGGAGCCGTAAAGGTCGATGCAGGCCATAACGTCGTTCACGATGGCCTTGCGCTGTTTGTCGTCTACGATCATCATTTCGCAGAACTTGGTGGCGACAGGCGCCAGCTGCTCCAGATCGCCGGATGCGCCGTGCATCAGCAGCTGAGTGGCAAAATTGGTGTGCGCCGCGGAGGTTCGGGAGAGCATACCTACTTCTACATCTTCCTCAACCTCCTGCTCGATCACCTGAGCCTTAGGGGCTACGCTTCGCTTGAAATACCGCAAGCGGACGGTATAATTCTGAATAATTGTTTGTCCGGACATAATTTTGAGTAAAAATAGCAGGGGCGATTCTCACCGCCCCTGCCGGGTTAAAGCGGTAAAACTGAACGGGTAATACCTATTCCCTGAATTGCGAGGGAAGTGTTGATTTCAGGGCTGTTTCGGTCCACCGAAAAGTCGTCGGACGAAATAGCGCAGGAATCCAGAGAGTAGATGATCGTGCGGGGGACGATCAGGCCTGTCATTTCGAGGGTCCAGCCGATGGAGAAGTTCCCCAAGTCGGTGAGCGATGAAATGAAGCCGGTAGTTATCGACGCATTGATGGCGTCGAGGATGGTCTCGTACTCACCGGTCTGGAGGGACATATTGCCCGTAAATCGTTTGTTGATTACTTTCTTGGCAATAGGTTCCAACCGGCCGATGGCGAAGATTTCCTGAACGTCCTGCGTCCGGGAGATGGAGAGCTGGACACCGGTTACGATGTCGAACATCTGGCCGCGATGGGTGATGTTCATTTTAGCTTCCGCGCTGGAGATGATATAGGGTTCGTACATAGTCGTTGATTTTTACGAAAGTGCTGATACGTACAGAACACCTACCTTCACCCAGTCTACGTTGGGCGACGGCAGAATTTCGATGGACACCAGAATCGTTCGCGTGGACACGAAATTGTTGTCCTGAGCGGCCACCGTCACGCGAATGCCGGAGCACTGGCGCTGACTGATGCGGGGCTGGCAGTAGAGATTGTAGAAGTTGTTCTCGATCTGCGTGGCGTAGGTCCTGCTCAGATCGCCTTTGGCGTCAACAGGGGCCTGCGTGTTCAGAATCTGCGAGAAGAACTCCTGCGCATCGTCGCACACGGCGTTCCCAAGCCGAACGAACTCCAGCCGCGACAACGCCTTCGTCGGGTCGTTGCAGGTGGCGCCGTCGTTGTAGAAGATGCCGGTGGGATAGGGCCGGTGAAAGAGATACTGACCTTTGCCCAGTGCGTCGATGATCGAGGGGTCTACCTCCGTCACGCTTACGACGGTTTCGGGGTCGTTGAAGAACGCCTTCTGCGCCACGGCCGCGCGTTCGTGCGAGCCGATGGATTCAGCGACCGAGATAGCCGACAGAATACCGATGGCTTCTCCCACATCCTTGATGGGGGTGTAGGCCGTGATGTTGCCTTGATCGTCCACCGTAGTGTTGTAGAGCGTGGTGGTAGGCATGTACGCTACCGACGGCGGCGCGTAGGTGGAGAGGTCGGTGATGTTGGAGGCCGAATTTGCCTGCGCCCCATCGACGTTGGACGTATAAACGTTCACGAAGCGGATGCCCTCGGCGAACATTGCATTCTGAATGGTCTCGATGGCCTTTACAACGGTCGGAGTGGTCGTGGGGACCCACCCTGAGGCATCGTCGTTGGCCTGCGAGCACCAGCCGATAAGGCGGGGGCGGTTGTCGTAGTTGGCCTCCAGCGTCAAGCGGATTTGGCGCTTGATGTTCGCCGCATTGGTCGTAACGAAATCACCCTTTTCGCCGCTCGTCAAGATCAGCCACAGATAGGTACCGCTTCCGGCTTTGGCGTAGAACTGCGTCACCATTCCCAACAGGTGGGGATCGTTGTTGAGCAGTTTGGCGTCAGGAGCGTCGGATGCGGCCCAAGCGGTGTAGGAATCCAGACTCGTGATAAGTGTGGGTTTCCCGCTCACCGATCCGGACGAGACTTTGATACCGTACACCAGCGCCGCATTGCCCACGGAGGGCTGACGGCGGCTGAGTGTGGTATCTTTCAGCTCGATGTTAATTCCAGTTTGAGCCATGTTAATGGTAATTTATGCTTATTGAGCGGATTCTTCTTCCTTCTGCGGATCGTCGTCGGCAGCGCCTTCCGGTTCCGGGTCGGGCGCCGGTGCAGGCTGGGGATCGGGTTCGGCGGATGCCTGCCCTTTCTTTCGGCCCGGCGCCTTCTTGGCTTCTTCCTTCGGCGCCTT